TTAGTCTTCTATTATTTCCATTAATACGTCCATAGCGTCTTCGTCGCAATTATGCTTGTATAGCCAGTTTGCTACTTCCTTCACTGTCATCATGTGTTCATTGTAATACAATTGATCCATCATGTCTTCCCTTAATCTCATCACTGCTTCTTCTCTAGTCATGTTACGATTCCTCCTTTTTATTCGTTTCCTAAATTTATGATTCCCTCTAGTTCATATTTATATGTATTGTAGATTGCTAGGTCTCTTTCAAGTTGTTCGATTCTAGCGCAAACTTGTTTTACATAGTTCGTGTTTCCTTTTTGTGCTTCCTTAACCAAGTCTTCTTTTTCTTGTTCTAGTGAGCGATTAATGCTTTCAATTTGCCATGTTGTTCTTCTTATTACTAGTCCTAATAGCTTTTCTGTTTTTGTTTCCATTGTGTTCTATCTCTCTTTCTTTTTACGCTCACACTGTAATGTAATACAGTGCATAAAGCAAGCAAAAAAGCGAAAAATAAAGCAGAAAATAAAAAAGAAGGGAATGCTATTTTTCAAGAATTCCCTTGATCCGTTCCGATAGGTCTTTGACCTGTTCTTTTAGTGTAGCCACTTCCTTCTCCAGCTCGTTATGGCTTTCGATTTTTTTTGCTAGACTGTCAACCTTTTTGTCCATCTGTTCTACCTTGTAATCCAGCAAGGCCGAATGTTTGGAGTTGCTGGTCCAGGTTGCTAGGACTGAAGGTACTCCGACGCAAAGTCCGGATATGATCGCAACCAGAATTGTATCAGTCATTATTCGTCCTCGTTTACTTCCGGTAGGCCTGCTAGGCTTGTTAGAATCGAGCACACGCCTGCCACGACCGTTGTGCTTGCTGCATACATCCAGTTAATGTCCGGAACGGCTGCGCCTACGGTGATAGAGGCTAGCGCTGTTTGAGCCATTGTCTTGATTGCTCGAACCCCTGCTGCTTCCCACCATGCTTTGTTTGTAAGTCTACTCATCCTCGTTACCTCCTACTAAAAAGGGCACGCCCTTTGGCATGCCTTCAATCACCTATACTATTCTAGAAACCGCTTCTGATGCATTGATCAGAGTTCCGGCTGCTGATGTAACCCACGTTAGAGCGACCTTGTTTCCTGGTGCAGCTGGTGCTGCCTGGATGACAGCGGATACTGGAAGAGTGATCACGTTGTCTGCTGCAGTTGTTGTTACTTGTGCTACAGCTCCCGGGACTGCTGTTCCGTTGGCATAAAGTTGTACTTGATTTGTTCCCGCTGCGGTTGCTGAAATCACGAAGCTTCCATCCACTTTATACGTTCCAGGCTTTACGATCTCCAGAGCATTTCCGTTTAGATTGACTCTGTTGTTTGTCCGAGTCCGAACGCTTCCTGGTGGAATCGTTGCGCCTGCTGCTAGTGTTGCGCTTGTCGTGTTGACGACTTGGATCATCTTTATACCTCTAGGCTACTGTAGCGCCTGCTGGGTAGTAAGTTCCATATTGTGGGTAGTAAGGCGGATTTGTGTAATATCGTCCTAATTGGCTCAAGATGTTATGAGTTTGTACACTGTTTGAAATTGCCTGCAAGCTTTGATCGTATTGAGTTTTCAAGGCATCATATTTGTCTTGCATCATTTGAGTCTTTAAGTTGCAGCAGCATTGTTCCATCTGGTGAGATAGGTTGTTAATGCTTTCCTGTACTCCTCCGAAACCTTGGCATAAAGAACTATTTACACCGTTGAAGCCATTCATCATGGCCATCTGTGTTTGGTTTGCGTTTTGCATCTGGTTCACGTTCATCTGGTTGATTAGCTGCGCGTTTTCGTATGAGCTTGAGCAGATTCCGTTTGAAATTCCGTCTAGCTTATTAATAATAGCTTGCGTATCAAATCCACGTTGAACCTCTGCTTGTGTGCCTTGCTGGTTGTTTCCCCAGGCTCCGCCACCAAATCCAAAAATCAAAAAGAATAAAATTAGAATGATAATTCCGTTTCCTTCTAGAAAGCCATCCTTGTTTCCAGTTACAGAAGCGATATCAGATAATGATAAGTTGTCCATGTGTGTTCTCCTTTCTTATCTATCTTGATTTTGCAAAATCCTATTTTAGAAAGCCCTTGAACTGTTCCGCCATTTGTTTGGCTTGATCCAGTTGAGCCTGCGTAAATTTTCCGGAGGCCATCAACTCGTTTAGAAGTTGCTGCGGGTCCTGCGTTCCTAGCATCTTTTTAAATTGCTGAAATTGTTGCAGCATGTTTCCGTTTCCTCCTGGTCTATTTTGAAGTAGTGGATTCATGACAGTTGCCTCCTCTCGCGTTCTGTACCTTTGAAAGCCATTCCTTGAATTCTGCCTTCGTGAGGTACTTGTCTTCCGGTTGATCTTCTTTCACTTCCTGGAAGCTATAGGCCTTGATCGTACAGAAGCCACTTGCGTCTGCTTGTTTCTGATAAAAAACAGGCTTGTTACTATCCATTAAAATCACGGACTGATTTGGTCCTAGAGTGAAAGCTTTGGCACTTTCGATTCCGTTTACAAACTGAATCTGGTTCATTTGTTGAGTTGGTGCCTGCATCTGTGGCATTCCAAATTGTCCAGGCTGCGGCATGAAATTATTGAAGTATGGTGTGTTCATTGTGTTCTACCTCTTTTCACCTATATTCTCTTATATTTTCATGTCTGGAACCGTCCCTCTTTTGTCCTTCTTTAGCTTGTAAAATCCGAAGGCCATATCAACCAAAAGGGCCCAGTAGTAGTCATTTAAATCTTTGACGGTTTCTTCGAATTCATCTTTTGACATGCCTGCGTCCTGGTAGTGCCATTGCGAGTCTTGCGTTTTGCTTCTTAGCTGGTATACAACTTTTTTCTGTTTGTCGCTCAGTCCTTGCTCCTCGATTAAAAAATGTGCAAAGTCTGGGCGTAGAGGTGTCTGGTATCTTCTATTTATTCTCCTGTTCATTGTGTTCTATTGCTGATCCTTTCTATTTAAATGTTCCGTATGGCTTTACGTTTACTCCTGACGAATTTAATTCTCCAGCGGCCATCCAGCGTCGTGTTCCGTCGCCACCAATCCAGCTGATCCACACGTATCCTTCTCGACGAACGTATCCATCATAGTTTACGTGCTGCCCCTTGATATATGTTAGGCCTGTATCTTGTCCCTTTAGGCTTGGCGCGCGTCTGATCTTGATTGTGCAAGCAGGATAGAACGTAGCCTTTTCGTGTACAAAATCAGAAGGAATGCTATTTAGCACGGATGCTGATCCCGTAGAAGTCTGGCCTCCTTGATTGAATGGCACGTGACTTGAATCTGTCCAGTTTGCGAATGATCCTTTATTTAAAATCACAGTTCCGTCTGTTACGAACGCAAGGTCTGCGGACACGTTGTTTGGAAGGTGATAAGTGCCTTGCGCGTTGCGGTCATAGCAATGTGTAAATTTTCCTTTTGCGACCTCCATGTGGCTGTGGTTTCCTGTAGCGTATCCGGTTGTCCCTTCGTCCCCGAAAGTGTCACCTTGTTTGAAGTATTTTACTCTCTTGATATCCTCGATATAGTTATCGTGAATAAACATAAATGTAGCAAAGTCGATCGTTCCGTCTCTAAATAGAACTTTCTTGTCTGATTCTAGGAATACGGCATTTCCGTTTCTTGCGGTGTCATAGGCTACTAGGTGACAGTCACATGGTGCGATTGTCTCATCGATTCCAGTATCCTTTCCTGCGTTGTCTAAGGCGTTAGTTCCTAGGTGTGTTCCTACGTTGTTCCCTTGAGTTACATTCATGTACTCCATCGGAAAGCCTAAAAGCTGATATCCGCCTTTTGTAAGTTTTTGTCCTTTTCTCATATTCTGGACCTCCTTCTATTTATGAAAAAGAAGAAGCTTTTTTGCTCCTCCTTATTTCCAGTGTTAGTATGTTTCTCCGGTGATTTCTTTATACTGATCAGCTGTGATGAATCCTTTTTCGCAGAACTTTCTTACCTGCTTATCCGTATATAGCTTTAGATCATAAAATCTTTTGATTTTTTCAAACATAAATTAAGCCTCGCTTTCTTCTAGAAGTGTATCTGTCATCATGGCCGTGTACATGACTTGTGCCTCAATCTTATCCTGTGCGGTTGCTTGTTGCTCTGGTTCTTCAATTGTTGGCTTTTCTCCTTCCGCGACTTCTACAACTTTACCGGCTACAAATTTATAGTTATATCGACCTTGTTCGTCTACTAATCCTTTTTCTAGATATTGACTTTGTGCGTGTGCGTATTTGTCACCTTGCCCTTGGTCGATTTCTGCCATAGTTGACTTTTCTTCTTCTGATAAGAAAATATCTGAATTAATAGATGTAATGTATCCTTCTTGCAAGGATACGTATACTTTATATTTGTTTTCCATAGTTCCTCCTAATAGATTTCGGCGTCTAGCATTAAGCTATTATCAAACGTGACTTGTCCAAAAGCGCCCGAGTTTATTCCACTACCTGTATTGACAACAACTACCTCATTTTTTGAGTCTATAAAAGATGTCCAATTATTAGTTTTTAGAGCAAGATATGCTTTCGAACTTAAAATAGATACAAAATTAAACTGATTCTGAGTACCACTTTTTAATGTGATATATGAAACCGTTGGCTTTGTCCTCATTTTGCATCTTGTATCAATGTTAATGACAGACGAATCTGTATTTGCGTTCAATATAGTTCTCCATGGCTCAAAAATCACCGTATAATACTGACATTTCGTTAATTCTTCTGCATGGTTTGGAGCAACAAATGGGGTTGCTACTGAGCCTTGCTCTACTTTTGCATATTTCAAAGTTAGCGTTCCACTTAGGACTCTGATATAAAGCTTTTTAATCCCTTTATTGAAATGGAATACATTTAAACCATTCTTCAAATTTCCAATATTCGAAGTTGTAGTACCGTTTGATTGTGCTGCTAATACCGTAGCAGAGCCACTAATACCTACTACATAAACTTGAATAGTTACGTCGTCTTCGACTGCGTCCTCTAAGATTTGGCTAAACGTGCCATTGCTATATGATGTAGGTGATAATGTGATTGATTTATCAGGATTAACTGCTAATTTATGCCCGTATAAACTCCATCTATCAACTGAATACACATTCTTGATTGTTGTGCTGGAAGCACTTTCGTAGCTTGTAGCACCTCTTTGATTGATTTTAAAATCCGGATTAATCAATAAATTCGGATTACTGAATTTAGTTCCTAGATAGCTTGCCAATTGTGATAGCGATCCTTTTTTTAATCCTGCTCCATTGTGCACAGGTAATAGGCTTGTATCGGTAAAGCTAGGCAATGCATCTAATTCTGTGACTTGTTTTCCCATGTTATTCCTCCTTGACTTTATATGTCCAACCCGTGCCGACTTCTCCACTTGCCACTTCGTAAGACCAATCGACTAGGATTGTATTTCCTTTTTCATCCACTAATTCTTGAGCGCTTGTTGCGTTTAGATTTGTGGTAAAGTGGTTATTCATAACCATTTGATTTAGGTTATTATGCGATGTAGTAACCGCCTTTATCTTGGTTACGATCCAGTTAATAGCTGCCTTATCTTTAAAACCGAGCATAGGCTTTCACCTCCTATGCTGCGGACCACATTGCGTTCAGCTCGTCTGTCGTGATTGCTGTTAAATCGGTTGTCTTTACATATCCACTTAGATCAATGTCTGTATTTCCGATTTTCTCGAACGTTCTTGAGTCTGCCATCCAGATATACTCATCATAGATGTCCTGCGTTCCATGTTTATGTGCTACTAAGTAAATAACACCGGTTGCTCCTGTAGCGGGTAATGAACTTACTTTGCTATATGAAATCTGTGTAATTTCACCAACCGCAGTACTGATTGCAGATTTTACTTGTGACGCAGTCTGATATCCGCTGTCGTTTGTAAGCTGCGAGGTTTTGGTTGGCGTGGTTACGTCCACAGCTTTGCTGGCGTCGGGTGTTAGTGCTGTTCCGTTAACCTTCACCGTTGTGATCGCGTTAACCTGAGCTCCTGATGCGATACCAGCTAACTTGTTTTTTTCTGCTGTAGTGTAATCATTTGTTGAAAGTACTTTCCCGTCTACGGCAGCAACTTTCTTTGCTAATTCTGCTTTTGTCTTTTGGACCAGTAGGGTCGCCCCTGCCTTGTCCAGATATTCTGTAGCCATGTCTATACTCCTTCCCACAAGCTGTTAAGCTCGTCTAGTGAGATTGCCTTGATCTCGTCATTTTTTATTGCACCTATTTCCTCCGCCGTGTAACTTGGCTTTGTTGGTTCTTTTGCCCATCCAGAAACTGTCGGGTCCTCTTCTTCCATAGCTCCTATGATCTCTCTACCGTTTAGAGTTGGCTTGTTTTTCAGTTTGTTGTAGTCGCTTGTTCCTGCGACGTATTGCTCTTGGAAATCAAACCCCAGGCTTTCATTTTCCTCGGCTAGATTGATACTAAATTCATCTTTCATCATTCTATGATTTCCTTATATAAAACCGGAAAAACAGGACGAGTTAGAATTGGGGAAGCTATAGCCGTTCCTTCTTCGGTGATAGCTCGAATTTGTACCTGATATCGTCCAGGTATAAATTGAAGTGTCTCTTCCTGGGTTAGCGTTACGGCCACAGTATTTTCCTCAATCACTAGGTCTTCCATTCTTTTTGTTAGAATAGTCCCGTTCTGTTCAATCGTTAAATATAGACTTGTTAGTTTCTCTAGTTCGAGTCCTGATGTGTGAATGACCAGAGTTGGTGTTGTCCCTTGTCTCATGATCTTACCTACTGAACCTGATACTTCCAGTCTGCAAATATGTTTGTGCCTTCCTCGTCGGTTAATGTTGTGTCTGCATCCGCCATGACTTCCGTATAAATGTGATTATCTAGAAGCATATTCTCAAGGCTTAGAATACGGCCAGCTAGTGCCGTTGCGACTTCTCCCTGAAGCGTTTCTTCTAAAGAATCGAACCATTTTCTGAATTTCTCGCTGTTGGCGTATTGAGTGTCCTCATTTTCTTTCTGGATTCTTTCATAGAAACTTTGGAATTGATCGTATAGTTCTTGTGTTGGTACTCGCGTTAAAGTATCAGCCGTTAGTCCGCAGTAGTTTTCGTCAAGTCTTACGTCTTGAATCATTTCTGGAGTGATTTCTCCAGCTGATGCCTTTAAAACTACAATCGCAATGATCAGCTCGTATTGTTCTAGATTTCGAATAGGCGTAGGCATTGACTGCGTTCCTTCCTGATATACAAGACCGCATGAATTGCTGATCTTATCATATCGAATGGCCACGTAGTCGTATCTAGTGTAGTTCGTAGCGACGGTAGCTGTCAGGGTAGTTTCGTCTTTAGGCGAGTAAACGATACCACCTATTCCGTCGCTGGATGTCTTTAAAAAGGCGAGCCCGTTACTGACTGATATATTCATACCGCCGGCAATTTTTACTTTGAAGTCTTCACCGGTGATATTAAAAAGGCCAGGTGTTCTCCCGGCATGGAACATCCGCAGATCTTCTGCCAGATACTCCGTATTGTCTAAAGGGTATGCTGTCATGAGCCCCCTCCTTTCATTTTTGTTGCGCTTTCTTGAACCTCTATAAGTTCTAATTCAAGAGTGACCTGCGTCTGTAAGTTGCTTTCTTCTACAAACTTAAGGCCTGTTATTCTTGCAAACGTAAATAAATTGAATTTAAAGCTTAGACATGGTATCACGTCTCCTAGGTCGAAGTCCTTTTGAAGGACGGCCCTCTTGTCGTCCGCATCAATTTCAAATTCAAATTTAGAAGAGCCTTTTCTAGCCTCTGCTAGCTTACTGAGGCCCCTCTCTTTTAGCATGTTGTTATATTCTTCTTCCGTGTAGGTTTGCTCGTTGCCTGAGGCATCATTATATGTAGACTGTAAATCTCGGGCATCCACATATAGCTCCATCCTTGGCTCTTCTTTTGTTCGAAGATCTACGATCACACTTTTTCGTCCTGATCCAGATTCTTCTCCGTACACGTAAGCGTAGTTTTTATACCCTGATATATCCTCGATAAAAGTCTGTGAGATTAGGTTTCCAAGTCTGTCTGAAAACCTCAGCTTGTTCTTTGTTGATCCTGTGTAGATTTCGAAGTAATTCAGTGTAGTCCCTTTTAGAACTTCTCTGTATCCGTAGCCTACTAGCTGGCAGTATTTCTGAGCCATGGTCCTGAGCGTGTCGTATGTTGTGTCGGATGCGTTCTCAAGTTTTCCAGGAAGACCTGTGCTCTTTCCGATTACTATATCCAATTCACGTTTATTCTTTTCAAAATTACCGAGCAGCGATTGTTCTACATTTCGAACGGTCAAAGTATAGAGGTTTATGCGGTCCTCCAAGTTGTCCATATGACCAAGTACTACAATTTCTTTTGCGAGTCTTTCTACGGATTCTATAAAGAGAATCTCGTTTCTTTCCTTGCAAACGATTCGGTTCCATTTCTGTAGATATCTTGTATTGAATTCCGTGTATTCCACATGAATCTCGGCTTTCCCGGTTTCATAATATTTCGGGTTCCATTGCACGCTGGTTATGTTCTGGAGCGGTCCTTGTCGTTTTCCTTCTCTGTCGTAAACATAATAGTGCATATCTATACCCCCGCCAGTACTTCTTCAAAGCGTAGAAGTGCATCCAGACTTCCGGGGTTTTCCTCTGCCGTATATTTCAGTACGTTCTCTCCAGGCTGAATCTGGAAAAACTCGGAATCGTAGTCTGTCATCCAGAAAATGTTTTCTACTTCTCCGTTTCGTATTAAGTGGCAGTATTGCTCGTTTGTAAAAGTACTTATTTCTAGCACGTCACCTATATTCATTTCTAGGTCTGCTACTTGTCCGAAGGATATGTGTTCCTGAGTGAACACGTTTAGAACTTTCGGATTCTTCACTCTTGCCTCTGCTTTCATAGTCAAAAGAAAACCAGTATTTATACTTCCCTTATAGTCGACTGTTACCAGTGGACCTAGAATTTTTTCGGAGATTTTCCAGGGTTCTGTATTTGAAAAAGAGCGAGGAAATTTAAAGAGCGACCTCAGTCTTTGGAAAGTCACTCTTGTTTCCTTTGCTCGTCTTGCGTATGGGAATGGTGCCCTCAGTACAATCTGGAATTTTTGCCAGGTTTCATTGAGCGTGATGATTGGCGTCGTTTTAGGTTCAACCTTCCAGTATACATCGACTCCGGCTCTTGTGTTGATATAACGCAGTGTTGCTGATACTCCAGGAAGGATTACAGCTAGAAGTTTTTTCCTTGTGTCTGCGTTGTATTTAAAGCGTCCCTCTAAGGTGATGTCCTTGGGCTCAATAGAAGCCCCGGACACCGTTGTCCCTATTTGATTTGAAACGCTTGATTCTGATAAAGTGATCTCGTTTTTAGAGATTCCGTCTAGTGTTGTTAGTCGGATGCCTGAGGCCTCGGAAAACTCAACGGATTTCCCCAGGCTGTTTGTGTATATTACTGTTACGCCCATGCTAACCTCCTAACCATTCTTTCTGTTTCTTGCGCGATTTCGCTAGGTCTTAGCTCCTTCGCTGAATTTATAGTCTGATCTACTTGATAGACGACTGTATTGCCTAAGCCGCTTCCTAGGCCTCCAGGATTGCCTTCTAAAGCCAATCTTGAAGTTAGGCTGTCCATGTTAGCTGCTTCTAGTAAATCGCTAGACATGCGTCCCATAAAGGCCTTAGCCTTTGGCATAGCTCTTTCTACGCCTAGCGTGATTCCGGCTGGAATCCATTTACCGATACGATCTGCGAACAGTCTTGAAGGCGACCCGATTCCTAAGGCACCTTTTACACCGTCAATAAGGCCCTTGGCCATGTTTCCAAGCCATCCAGTCAATCCGCTCCAAGCGTTGCTGATTCCTCGTTTAATTCCACCTACGATATCCGAGCCAATTGAAATCATTTGTCCAGGTATTCCTCTTACCTTGTTTACAATTCCATTAAAGAAATTCTGTCCTGCTTGAATTGCTTGCTGTACAAATTGACTTGCAAAACTTGCGGCATTGCTGATTGTATTTGATAGCCAGCCCCATACTTTACCAGGTAATTGTGAAATAAAGTTGATCGCATTTGATACAAAGTCACGCCCTGCCTGAATCGCTTTCTGGATCATCTGACTTACCCATTCAGCTGTTTTGTTGATTGTGTTTAGTAGCCAAGTCCAGATCTGGCCTGGTAGCTGCTTAAACCAATCCACTACTTTTGATATAAATTGCGGAATGTCCTGCGTAGCAAATTGTACAAGTCTTAAGCCCCACTCTACGAACTTTCCTAGAATGTATCCTACGGCGTATCCGATCCAATAAGGTATCGTCGTTCCGAAGAACGTTTGAATGTTCGTCACAAGCTTTTGTACGCCGTTTGGAATGGTAACCGTAAAAAATTGAACTGCTTGTGTAGCCAGGTTCTGTGCTGCGTCAATAAAGCTTTGGCACGCCTGCGGTATTGTTACAGTAAAGAAGTTCACGATTCCGTCTACGACTTTTCCCGTGGTTTCCTTTATGCCTTTCCATAGATTGATCCAGAATTCTCTGAAGCTGTCGCTGGTATTCCAAAGATATACGAAAGCCGCTACTAATGCTCCGATAGCTACGACCACCAGTGTGATAGGTCCACCGATTACTCCAAGAGCTGCGCTTAATCCAGAAAGTCCTCCGCCGGCTAGTGTGAAGGCTTCGGCCATACTTGCAATCACGCCTGTTCCTGATGATGCCGCGTAGGCTAGGCCATCAATCAATCCAGAGCCTTGTGATACTAAATGTCCGAATGTCTTGATCTTCTTTCCAGCGTCACCGATTGTTTTCGCGATATTACTTACAGCTTTGATTCCTTCCCAGGCCGCAAAGGCTCCGGCTACGGCTGCTATTAGTGGAGCTAATTTTTTTAGTTTTTCTCCTAGTTCTTTTGCTTTGTCTATAATCGCAGGCAATTTTTCAATGAAGGCGGCTGCAAACTCTCCGACTTTTTCTACGATCTGAGGCAGAATTTCTTTGATCCTGTCTAGTGCGTCTTTGATAAAGTTCAGTGAGTCTCCTGGGTCTAGCTTTTCTTTGACCGTGTCTTTTACTTTGTTCCAGGCTTCTTGAATCTTTTCTGCTGCGGCTTTGATTGCTTCCGCTGTTGGCGCGAAGAAATCCTTAATGGCATTCAGCGCTTTCGGTAGTTCTGCGGCAATCCAATTCAGGGCGTTTCTGATTACTGATCCAAAGCCAGCAATCATTCCTTGAATATTTGGTAAGCCACTGTCTGTTAAAAAATTGTTTAAAGCCTCGATAATGTTAGCTATACCGATTGCGATACGTGCTGACATATTTGAAAAGCTAGTTGCAAAACTTCCGGCCATTTCCTTGGCTTTTCCTGCTACAGCTGGGAATGTCTCAGTTCCGTTTTCTATCGCGTCCATCAGTACATCATTGAATTCCTGCGCACTGATTTCGCCTTTAGAGAAAGCGTCTGATACTTCGGCCATACTTTTTCCCGTTTTTTCTGCGAAAATCTTTAAAACAGGAATTCCTGCGTCTGTCAAACGTTGCCACTGATCGGCTGAAATCTTACCAGAGGCATTCATCTTTGCGATTGCATCTACTGTATTGGCCAGGGTTTCATTGGTTCCGTCTCCATAGAAAGAAACGGCATCCATCATATCTTTTACTAATCGAGTAGATTTATCTAAGCCTAGCCCTGATGTGGCTAGCTTTTGAGTCGAACTCGATGCTGTATCTAATCCGTATGCCGTATCAGATACCGCGTCACTTAGTTCATTTACAACCTTCGCAGCTTTTTTGCTGCTTCCTGCTAAAACTCCAATAACTTGTTTAGCTTTTTGCATGGCATCTAATCGGGCGGTTGCTTTTCCGATTGATCCAGATATTAAGTCCCAACCTTTGCTGGCGGCTTTGAATACAGTTGCGCCCACGAAGGTTGACTTTACTTTGTCCGCGAAGCTTTCCGCACTTTTATGCGCTCCGCTAAGGCCGCTTTTGTATTCGCTGTCGTCAAGTCCTAGTTTGACTTTAATTGTTCCATCAGCTCCTGATGCCATTTTTCAACCTCCTAGGTTTCTAGTCTGGCCAGAAGTTCTGCTTCTATTTCTTGCGGTGTTCTTTCCTTTTCTGGTCCCTTGTCCTCAGGCAGGCGGTAATACTTTTCTAGGCGCTGCGCGTGACTCTTCTCTTCTCCTTTAAGATTTGAAGTATCCCTGGTTCTGTAACCAATAACTCGTATGATCATAGTATCGTCACTTAGGGCATTGAAAAGCGCCTTAAATTCAAACCAATGAAGCTTGGCGTCTAAAAGATTTATATTGTACTGCTGTCTAAACGCTGCATATATAAGGTCCATATCGTATTCGAACCGATAGCCTTGTCGTCCGTTTGTCTTGGCATAAGACTCTTTAGGCTTTTTGTTGCAAAAATAAAAGCCCATTATTGCATCCCATAGGTCTTTCTGATCGCCTTTAAAGGCAAACGGATTGATTCCTATTAGATCACAAATAACGGGCAGCTTCAGTTCCTCTGGTATTGCGTTATCTTGTATAACGCTGTCAACTCGGACCCAGGTTCTAAAGTCTGCAAAGATAGGGAGGATCGTTCCGTTAACGTCTACGCTTTCCGGAAGATCTTCTCTCTTTAGCCACAGCATTTCTTCCTCCATATCGTTTGTCTGCGTATTCTAATGTCCTGTTAAATTTGTCCATAGATTCGCAAAGCTTGTCGATTTTGTCCAGATTTTTCTTTTCTTCTTCCGCGGCTTTCGCCTGCTGATCCTTTAAAAATTCATCCTGGAAGATGCTGTGCAATGTGAAGCAAAGTTCAAACTGTGCCGAGCTTCCTTCGTACCCTTTGAATAAAGTCTCAAAGGCTCCATCTCCTAGAATCTTATCAATCAAAGCAGGGCAGTCCTCTAGTGATTCTTTTCCGAATTTGCTAAGAGTATTCTGTTCAGTTGCCCAATTTTCTAGGGCTTCGATTTTAGAAGTGTCCTTTACATCGACTCTGAATCTGTGTCCGTCGATTTCGATATCTTTAAATAATTGCTTTTGTAACTTTAGTTCCATGATGTCCTCCTTATGTTGTTAAGTGCTTTATTCTGTAGCGTTGTCCGGGGTAAATGTTTTCGCCTTAAGGTTAAACGTTCCCGGTACCTGATCGCCTTGTTGTGCAAATGTTCCAGAGCACATTAGTTTGCCTCCGGCCTCTCCGCTTCCTGGGTTATCTGGCTGCACTTCATAGATTCTTTGATATGCTACGAAGTCCCCGGACTTAGGTGTTTTCTCGTTCCATGTTTCCACTTCGATCTCTTCAAAAGTAGAACCGACTCTCTGTTCTTTACCTTGCAAGTATACCCAGTAGTTAAATGCATCCCCTGGATACGCTCGGCCTTCGTAGGCTACTGTAGGCGCATAGCCTGTAACCTGGCTTTGGCTTCCGGCTTCTCCGATATATTGCACACCGTCGTCTGTTGTAGCGTTCAAGGCTTGCTCCCAGTTTGTCAATCCCTTGCTGGCTAGAACGTAGCTTTCCGAGCCTGCGAATTTGACGTAATGTAGGTTATCTTCGACCTTTAATTCTCTGTTTGGTAGTTCTGATGCCATTATTCAAACCTTCCTTTCTTTTCGTAGGTTAATGTCATAGAGCAGTAGAAAGTTGAAAGCGTGGCCTCTTCTCCCGTGTAGTCTGAAGGTAGCGTTGTGAGCGTGACCTCTTGCGGTGTTGCTTCGTCTAGCACGAGATTTGGAAAACCTTGCGTCTCTTCTTCCGCGAGTGCCTGTACTAGTGCATACAGGATTCTGGATAAGTCCAGACGTGCTTTCGTGTCCTTTCTGCTTGCTTGAATATAAATTTCAAATGGGTAAGTAGCTCTATAGCCACCGCCCAGATAGTGTTCTATTTCTTCCGTATATCCGCTGCTTTTGAAAAGTAAGGCGGTGTGCTTAGAGTCGTTAAAGTACTCCAGGCACCACGGTATGTTGTTGATCTCGATTGAAGAAAAGAAATTGTATAATCCGTCTTCAATCTGTTTTACGTCTTCCAGCTTTATGATCTTCTTTTCACTCATCTGAATTCCTCCTTAAAAAACTTTTTAGCGCCTTCCATCCAGGCATTCTTTCTTGCTTTCAAAGTTTTAGGCCACCACTCCGAGCCTCCTTGTCTATAGCTCAAATTTCGAGCTGTATAGACTTTGGTTTCTCCGTGTTTAGCCCATGGACTGTGGCTATGGGTTCCGATCATCACCCTTCCTGTATGTTGGAAATGCGCATATGGTGTATCCCATATGATCCAATCGTTATCCTGTGCCGCCCATCTTAAAGCTGATGTTCTCAGCGTTCCTTTTCCGATAGGCACGTTTTTGTTCGTGTCTTGAACGATAAGCTGCTTCAGCTTCAATCTAGACCGTCGGAGCGCTTTCGTTCCTCTGGCCTGTAGCTGTGCCACCGGGATATCGACTATAACTTTTAGATGATACTCACTCACATGTTACCTCTATGAATTCTGGCGTATTTCTCAAGGGATTTAGAATATTCACATTTGTGATCTCGTAAATGTCGCCGTGTACTTCGATACGGTCCCCGGTTCTAATTGTGAATTGAGTGTCTGGCGTCTTAAATTCTGAAGGGGGAACTAGAACCTTGTCCGCCTTATAATCGTTCACGTCTATCGTTATGAGGATCGTATCGGAATTACTGGCTCCCGTCTGTCCGTAAGTTCGGGCTTTTGTTTTGGAAACCTTTACGTGTTGGACCGTTACTGTTGACGTAATTTCTTCCAGGTTTTCTTCGCCTAGAATGTTCATGACTTTTATTGTATGCGGCCTAAGCCATCTCGGGCTTTTTACCATACCGCCTGGCAGGCTAGTCCTGCTTTGAGTAATTGGTAGTCGAGCTCTGATACTGCTAGGCTTGATAAGGGTATGTCATGGAACCTTATCGTTTTTGCATTATCTACGGAATACGAGAAACCGCTTGTGGTTGCGCCTGTGAAGTTCATATCGCTAGAACCCACAAAGCAATCCATGCCGCCATGTGCTTCTATGAAGTCAATCTGGTATAGGACTGCTTTTTTTAGGTCCATGTCGTAGTCTTCCAAAGCCTGAACCTTCCAGTATGGAATTCTCTCTCGAATGTAGGATTCTAGAAGGCTTTCGGTTCTTGGTTCTATTTGTGAGTACTCCACTTCATCCAGTAGCGTTCCACCTAAGGTTGTGTATTCCTCAAAGCTTAGGATCATGTTTTATCTCCTTACATTGCGACAGGAGCTACTTGTACATTACGGAATACACCGGCTTTTGTTGTATCTTTTGAAACGATAGAAGCAATCATTTCTACTTCTCCCTTTTTAACGGCTCCAGGTTCGCTTAAGTTTGGCATGTATTGACGAATGATTTTCTGTCCTTGTGGACTTACTGCGTGCACGGCATCCAATCCGAATTTTACAGCGTAAATGCTTGTTGTTCCTGTTGAGTCGTCGATAGGTACGCACATCAAGGATTTAGTTCCATTGTAGTATTCTCCCATGTCAACGATTGCGATTCCGTCGTAGTTGTCTACGCCTTGACCGAAGCTGTTCTCTGATCTTGTGTAGTACCCTTGCATTTTAGCGATTGTTTTTAAAACAGTAGCTGTCTTGCGGTTTACTAATAAAGCGTCTGGTTTTACTGAGAAAGTTGATAGCCAAGAATCCAATGCAAAAGTGAAGGCATCTGCGTTTTCTTTGATCTTTGCGGCTGTCGACAAGTCAAAGGCTGCATCTGCGTTTTTCTCTTCCGTATTTGTTCCCTTTACTAATGTGTCTAAACCGTCAAAGCTTGTGTTATCTGTTGCAGCAGTTCCTTTGGCTGTTGACTTTCCGTTAATGAAGTCATAGTGGAATTTGTTCTTTACTGCAATGATTTTCTGTGCTAATTGAAATGCAATTTCTGAGCTTGCTGCTGTGTCTTCTAATACACGGTCTACTTCGTAGGCTCCACCGAAGATTTTTAAGTTTGTAGTTTTCTGAGTCTTTACTGCTTCTCCTGCTGTGTATTCGCTATTCAATTTACGACCTTCAGCCACTGATGGTGTTTTTAATTGCAAATAGCCATAAGTTAATGTCGAGCCACCTATACCTGGTGATACTGCATTATCGAAAGTTAAACGATCCAAAATAAAAGAGTCCCTGCGGAACTCGTCAATGACCTGCTGGTCTACGTGATCGGCTAAGCCGACTTTTGATTGCTCTAATGTAATTGGCATCTTTTAGTTCCTCCTATTTTTTATAGTATTCTGAAATTGCGCCGGCTAGAGTTGTTGGTGCCTCTGGTTTCGGACTTCCTCCGTGATCTCCATCAAGTTTTACATCGTCACCTTTTGGCTTGTTTGGCTCTGCCGCCTTAAATAAGAAGCCGTCCTCTTTCTTGATAGCTTCGATTTGTTCGTCAAGTCCTGTTAATTTTCCGTCTTTATCAAACTTGATTTTGTCTTTATCTAGTAACCCCATTAAGGCCTTTTCAGATAAGGTTCCGGATTTCGCGATAGCTAAACGAATTGCGCTGTCACGTTTTGTTTCTTCCAAGTCATGATCGTATTTTGTTTTCCAGTCGTTGACGTCTTTTTGTAGTTGTTTTACGTCTACTCCGTCAAAATCCTTGACGCTTTGTGTAAGCTCTTGAATGCGCGTTTCTTTGGCTTGCATGTCGCTCTCGTATTTTGCTTTCGAGACGTAGTCTCCTGAGGCAAGGTTCGCTAATTTTACGTCTTTATTTCCTTCTAGCTTAGCTGCAACCTGTGCGTACAATTCCTCACCTAAGATTTCTTTTAAAAACTCCATTTTGTCCTCCTGCGTTTTTTATATCTGGTTCACTCCAGTATCGAGTCCGGCCTTTTATATCCCGTGCCGAGGGGTATTCAAGCCTTTTATATGCCGTGCTTAGGGCATAATAAAAACCGCGCCATTCCTAGCACGGTTCTTGTCCTTATTTAGTTGTGTTCTATATTTTAAAGAATTTCATTATCTAGTAAAAATTTGGATTCCTCTCTTGTTAAAACACTAAATGGGTTGGGTTTGCTGTCATCAATAATCCATTCGTCTTTATTTGGGTCCTCTGGTACTTTTTCTCTAGGATCAAACCCGAGTTTTTCGATAATACTTTCAAGTGTAATCATTTGCTATTACCTCCAATTTAATTCCTGCATTCTCTAGCCTTTTTTGAGCTCTTTTTAGCTCTTTTGTATCAATAGAAATCTCTCTATTGTCATTATAGATACTTTTTTCTAAAGTATCAAGATACATGTTTATAGCATGCTCATCCAAGATTTTTTCTGGTTGTGTTTCGTATTTAAAAATCAAGCCATTATGGCAAACAACTAGGCCATATTTATATCGCTTAGCATTACTTAAATCGCTGAAACTAGGTACACCGCTTTTTGGGTGGTTATGTATTGCGATAATTTCTCTAAGGTTATCAGTTACAATTTTCTTCATTCTTTCCGTTGCATAAGTTTCTTGCTCAATTTGAGAGCTCCTATTTCTTAGAACCTTATTGTCTTTTGGATTTATATAAACTAGGTCTTCCCCTAAAGTGCCTTGTCTGTGTTTCAAAATATTAACAGATTCTCTTGCTACTTTTATTACCGTTTTTTTATCTTCTTCTAAGAATCTAAATTTTTTTCTATATTCATTAGAGCCTATATAATTTCTGTCAATAGTTGTACTACCATCTATGGACCTTCTACTTTCTTCTTTATGTGTTTCCCTATAAGTAAGTCTTCCCTCGGGTATTCTCACGGGCTTGTAAGGTCTGCCGTTTGTTCCGCCTATCTTCTCGGCTGAGTAATCTCGTTTCAGATATCCGTTAGAAGTGTCCACAAGCTCCTTCAGTCTCATCTTGTTGTATTTATACCAGTAATCTTCTTTCGTCGTGTCTAGCCCTGCTGCGGCTTTCACACGGCGCTCTCTATCCCACTTTCTCATGTTTCTTTCGTAAGACCTTTGCCTTTGTTCCATCTGGTATATTCTGTCATTTTCCCTAGGGTTTACAGGCTTGTTGTAATCTTCGCTTATTCCTGGAAAGTATGCGGTAAATGAATGCCTACAGTTCCACCCGCCAAGTCCTGCGCCTGTTCCGTATCCTGTAGCCTCATAAAAGTTCTCGTAGTTTCCTTCCGGATAGTTTACCCAGAACACTTTCCCTTGCCAGGCTGCGTGGCTTGGTCTGGCTCCCATGTGGGCACTTGTCTGTACTAGATTTATATCTAGCTCATCAATGACCGATTTCTCGCAAGCCAGGGCGTTCTGGTTTACTGCGGTTCGTACTGCCAATCGAACGGCCGCCTCGATTGATCGTTGAGCACCGCTTGGGTAGAATACTTTTGTTAGGCCTTCTCTGCATAGCTTGTCTATTGTGTTTGCAGTTGCTTGATCTAGTGAGTAAGCTCCGCTTGATACCTGAAGATAAGCCATGTCGTAGTATCTCATAAAAGTGTCACTAGCCAGTTGAGCTGTGGTCCTTGTAAGGTTCTGGATATCTCCCCACAGTGCTGATGTTCCTTTTTTGATTTGATCCGAAAATTCTAAGCCACTTGTGTCGTATCCTCCAGCCTCTAGTCTGTCGAATGTGTCGCGGATACTTTTATAAGCGCTCTGTTGCATGATCCGATCGACTTCTTCTTCGGAAGTGTGAAGTATCTCAGCTAGTCTTTTGTTAATCCAGTCCTGCTGCAAACCGAGTTGTTTTAGCTTGTTGTTTAAATACTCCGCTGTGCTTGTCATAGCGTCCTGATTCATCTTGATCCGCTCCGCTATGTCCACCAGTATTTCTGTGGCCAGTTCCTGATACAGTTTTTCTAAGTCGTCACCTACGTTCTGCAGGTAGTTCGGTTCTAGCATTAGGCCTCACCCTCTGGCCCCTCTTCGATTTGTGTTCTTTCTTGCGGGAAGAACATACTTTGAATTCTGTCTGCCGGGTTTTCTGTTTCTCCGGTCATCTCTCTGGCTGTTTCTTCGTCCTCTCCGTAGTATCGGACGCGATATTCCCATTTCTGTAGGATGCCGGCCGAGATTTCCTGAAGCATTCTTAGGCGCTCCGCTTCCTCATCTGAAAACATAGTGTCGTCAAATTGGATCGTAATGCGAACGTCTGGGTCAAGTCCGGATATGTGGCACTTCTCTTTGCCTAGAATGATAATCGATCTCGTTAGCTCTGTAAGGGCGTCCTGGATTGCGATACGCTGCTTCCAGACGCTTTCTGTTAGCTCTTTGTTGCTTGCACGAACTTGAGTTGCTGTGGTCATGTTCTGGATGCTGAACTGGTATCTATTTTGCCCAAGTCCGCATTTACTTGATAAAAGATTTAAATTGAATTGAACGTTCTCTTTGTTTTCGTCAACTCGAAGGCTTGGATTGTATTCCTCAAAAAGTCGAGGCTTATCTGGGCTTACTTGTGTTCCCGTACTTACGTATAGAGATTTCTCCAAAGTCGCACCGACGTCTGGTTCTTGCCTTACTGGTACTCGTTCACCTTTATCATTTAGCGCGTAGGCTGTTGGTTTCATGCTGAATAACGCCTGATCCATGAAAACCTTTTTCTTTCCTAGCAAAGTATCCATGAATAGATTATCGTATGCCAAGTCGCAGCTTTCTAGCATGTCGATTGCGTTTGCGTAGATTGACATCCCCAGTGGCACGTCTGCTATGTTGTTTTCTATATTGGGCTTTAGGATCACAAAAGGCTTACAAGGTAGCTTGTAACTGATTGCTTCGCCATTTGGTGCTGATACTCTTTCATAGCCTACAGCGTCTCCTGCCACGTTGTTGATCTTGAAGTAATGATTGTAAATTTGGTAGCCTTCTTGCTCTTGCTTGAAGACCTGGATGTACATGAAACGCTCCCCGTTTTGTGTATACTCGCTAGCTAATGCAATTTCTGAGATATCTTCCTCGTCATAGGTCAATGGCACGATTTTCTGCGCGTCCTTGATAGCTTTGATTTGTACGCTCTGGGCACTTAGCTGCCCTTTGTTTACTGTTGGGTTTACAAGCTGCAAATAGAAGCACACAGTGCCTTGTGCGAATTCTCTCTCGACTGCTTTGTTTCCTAGCTTCCAGAACTTGCTGTTTCCTAGAACTCCGCCGTTCTGGTCTTCTTTGTCTCCGGTCAAGAATTCTTGTGTGGCGTCAGTTCCATGTTCGTTGCACTCTACCAGGATTCTGGTTTTATCATTCAAAAGTAAATCGGCCCAGTCTTCGCAGATTTTCTTAGCCATTCGCATTTGCTTGCGTTTTACTTGTCTGCTGTTTCCACTTTCGTTCTTGATCTCGTATTTATGAAAATCTTGAACGTAGCCCTTCCACCAATCGTTCCAGAATTGAATTTTGTTGTAGTAGTCTTGGACTTCCTGGCTCACAGGATATCCTAAGTCCTTTAGTATCGTGAATAAAATTTTCATTTAAGTACTCCTTCCTGTGATCAGGTCCATAAATGTCGACCAGCTGTAAAAATGGGCGTCGAATGTATCGACGTCGGTTGTAAAGTCATCCAGAATCTTGTCTTCCTTCGATTTTGTGTCGTATAGGGCTGTGCTCAAACTTTCGACCACCATAGGTACCGCCTGGAACTTCATCTTGTGTCGGTTCAGCATCATGTTGTAGGTCAGAATCCTTGTCTTTCCGTCTATCTTGCGGCAATCCATCACATTGGTTGGGAAGCCTGCCCTTTGTACGGCTACTCGTATACTGTTCAGGATTACCTGCTCGGCGTTGTCGACAAAAACTGTGGATACCACGAAACCCTGAATCCATAAAGCTCTGATCAGGTCGACTGTCTCTGTGCAAAGTCTTTCGGCATCTATAGTTCCTTTAGCGTGTACGACTTTACGTTCTGCAAAGGTTACAATCTCAGAAAGGTCTGCCGTGATTCCCGTTACGATCAGGCTACTGTGTGAACGTGTTCCACCTATGTCCAGGCCTATGTTGATCATGTTAAAAAGTGGGAGTTCTCCTTTGACTTCCCACTCGTCTGGATTATCGGCAAACTGTGGAAAGAGTAGCCCTTCCGCGTTACACCATTCTCCTAGTATGTATCTGTTGTATAGGACTGTCCCTCGATATTCGAGTTTCAAGTTTTCCACGAATTCCTGCGGCAGAAATGGGTTGTCTTCAATCGTGTATTTCTGTCGGAAGATGTCGGCTCCTGATTCTAGAAACTTTAGAAACCAATGGTTCTTGTTGTCCGGGTTGCATGTTCCATCAAAGCAGCTATAAGGCTTGTCTAGACGCGACTTTAGCATATCAAATACTTTCTTATTCCAGGTTACGACTTCATCCCCGTAGCAGTACGCTACTGAGGCCCCTTGTATCTTTGTAACCTGGCTTTCTTTGTCTGCGCCTATTGCGTAGCAGTTACGACCGAAAAGTTTTACCGTGTTGTCTGGTCTTACTCTTCCAACCAATTCAGGGCCGTATAGTTCTCGCATGGGTTCTAGAACGTTTCTTTCGAGCGTCGACTTTGTGTTTCCTATGAGGAACACGTGGCCTGGAAGGCCTTCTATAGCTCGAATCCGTTTCGGGATGATGTAGTAATCCAGCCATGTCTTTCCGCTACGTGTAGCCCCTTCTTTTATGTTCCAGCGGCTTGGCTTATGATTCCAGAACTCTTTCTGCTTCTCAGTTAGTTCCACTATCGTCTCCGGCTACTGCGTCCATGGCTTTCAATAAAAGATCCAGTTTCGTAATCTCTTTAGAAGGGTCGCCTTGTCTCTTGATCTGTTCAGCCTGTGCATTCATTAGCTTCGTTCTGGCTCTGTCTAGACTTGTGACTGGTTGCTGCCCTGTAAGGTCTCGAATGAATTCTGCAGCCCTTACGTCTCCGCGTGTGGCTTTGTTGAACATGGTTGCGGCTAAAAGCATTTGATTGCTGAGCTCGTCATCTTCTAATCCCATGTCGATAAGTTTCTCTTTGTTTCTTTCGCTTGGCTCCAATTCTAGGATTGCGGCCAGGCATTGTTTTAGCTTCTTTTTCTTTTTCTGGACTTTCTGGCTTGCGGCTCCGCCTTTGCGTCCCATCTCTGCTGCATTCTCTTTTGTGAATGGCTTCAGGTTCTGCATAGGGTCTTTGCGCTGTCTGGCCGCTTCGCTTTTTGTACGTCCAGCTAATCCCTTAGCAGGCATCTGATATCAGCTCCGCTTGTTCTCCGGTGTAATCTTCCCAGCGCTTGATAATTACATCGGCATAGTGTGGATCATACTCCATCATGAAGCACCTCCGTCCTAGCTGTTCGCAAGCCATAAGCGTGGAGCTTGAACCTCCGAATAGGTCCAATACGTTTTCTCCAGTTCGGCTGCTGTTCTTGATCTGCCTTGCAATCAGTGGGATTGGTTTCATGGTTGGATGCAGATCGGATTTCGTGGGCTTCTTCTCGTCCAGAATCGTTGTGTCCTTGCACCCCCCCAGGATTGATTTTAGAAGGTCTTTAAGCTCGTCCTTCTTCATGCTGTCAATGTCCAGGTTCTCTGTGTCTTCGAGTACGGTTACAAGGTTTCTAGTGTTGACGAAGTAATGGGCTGCGCCATCTTTCCATCCGTAAAGGCATGGCTCGTGTTTCCACTGGTAGTCCTGGCGACCCAGTGCGAATGTGTTCTTGTTCCAGATCAAGGTTTGTCGGATGTTTAGGCCTGCGCGTTCTGCTGCTTCCAGAAAGTTCTTGCTCTGCATGGATGCGTACCAAATGTAGAAGGCTCCGCCAGCCTTGAGCTGTTCTGTCATGTTCTCGAAGGCTACTTTTAAAAACTCGATAAAGCCCTCGTCGTCTTCCCACGAGTCATTATCAATGACCAGGCCGTCGGTTCTTCGGTGTAGCTGTTTGGCTTCGCTTGGTCTCATATGCTGTCCTAGAGCTACGTTATACGGTGGATCAGTTACGACCATATCCATAGTAGCGTCGCTGCAAAGCTTTTCTACATCCTGGCGTTTGGTACTGTCTCCGACCATTAATCTGTGCCTTCCTAGCATCCAGCATTGTCCTCTTTTGGTTGTAGGCTCTTCTGGAATCTCTGGCTCGAAGTTGTCGTCCTCTGCGATTTGTTCGTCGAATGTTTCTGTCTCAAATCCGAAAGGCTCCATATCAAAGTCCATGTTGTCTAGCTCTTCCAGTTCAAACTGTAAAGCGTCAAGGTCCCATTGTGCTGCTTCCGCGACTTTGTTGTCTGCCAATCTGTAGGCTTTCACCTGTGCTGGTGTTAAATCGTCGGCCTGGATGCATGGGACAGTTTCTAGGCCTAGCTTTTGTGCTGCCTTCCATCTCGTGTGTCCTGCAATAATGATCAGGTCTTTATCCACCACAATCGGTTGCTTGAATCCGAACTCGTCTATAGATGCTGCGACTAAATCGACGGCATCTTCGTTGAGTCGTGGGTTGTTCTCGTAAGGCTTCAGGTCGCATGTTCTTATATCTGTAATGTTCATGTGTGTTCACCTCTGTTGTATTAAAAAAGAAGCGTTAGCAGCTCAGGGTTCTCTCCAATGAGAGGTCTATCCTGTTTAGCTTCTAAGGCTTCTTTGTTGTCTATGATTACCCGGAGCGCTGAAAATAAAATTAATGTCCATGATTTGTCGTAGCTGATGTTTGACGTTGACTGGAAAGCACTCGTTTTTATAAAGGAGGACGCTCCGGGTAAAAGAAAAGAGGGCCCTTTTCTATCGGTCCTCTTTTACAAGTACTAATATACCACCCGAAAGCGGTTTACAGTGTAAACTCTTCAGTCTTTTGTCAGATTTTTTACCTCTGCCATTAGATGTTTATACATCCCTTGTCTTGTATAGCCATATTTTTCAGCCACTTCCACGGCCTTGATTCTATGAATGTACAGATCCCATAAGATATTCTGATCTTGCAAGTCTAGAAGTTCTGTCCATCTTAGGTCCATCAGCCTTTTCTGGAAGTGATGCAGTTCTTGTTCTTTGGCTGATATCTCTTCAAATAGGCCGAGCGGGCTGTGGTACTGATGCTGGTATGTCGGCATAGGCCACTTGCTTCTTTTCTGTTCTGCAGTCAGTTCGATTCCTCCAGACTTTGCAAGGCCTGTCGTCTGGTGGTTTAGTACCTCCAATTCCTGATTCAGTTCAATCAAACGGTGACAGCAGTAGCGCACCGTTTTTAGTTCTGGAATTAATTCGTCGTAAGTCATGTTTTACCTCCTTAAAGCTTCGATTAAGGCTTTTTGTGTTATGTTCTTGTGTTCTAGTGCATCCAGCATGTCCTCGTCTACTGTGCCTCTAGCTACGATCTGATAAATTGTCACGTTTTGTTTCTGTCCTTGTCTGTAGATTCTGGCATTTGCCTGCTGATACAGTTCAAGGTTCCAGTTTGGAAGTGTGTACCAGATTGCGATATGTCCACCACGTTGAAGGTTAAGTCCGTGTCCTGCGCTTGCTGGATGCAAAAGCAGCACGTCTATCTTTCCGTCGTTCCAGTCTCGAACGTCATCCTCGTTGCTTAGACTTCTTACTTCGATTTTTTGCTTTTTCAGATGTTCCTTGATTCGTTTTAGTTCGTGTTTGAAATAATAGAACACCATCACCGGGTTCTGGTTTGCTGATTCGATCAAGTCGTCTAGTGCCTCAAGTTTAGCTGCATGAAGGGATGCTACTTCTTCGAGCTTATTTCCTAGCTGATCACGTTTATAGATTTCTCCTGATGTCATTTGTAGCAGCTGACCGCATAGCACTCCAGCGTTGGCTGCTAGCAGTGATTCGTTGTTGTCTAGTTCCAGAACCTTCTCACGTTTGAAAGCGTGGTATTCTGTCATCGCTTTTTGAGGTAGTTCGATTGATTTTTTCAAATACTGAACCGGTGGGAGTTTGGCGCAGTCTGCCTGATCCAGACTCATGCATACGTCACCTATTTTCTTGTAAATCTTTTCCTCTGCGTCTGGTCTTGGCTTCCAGTCATAAATGATCATCCCGTTTCTTCTTCCTGGAATTAGATATCTTTCTCGAAACTGAGTTAGTGTTCTACCTAATCTTTCTCCCTGGTCAATCAAGTATATCTGGCTCCAAAGGTCCGGGATTCCTTTCGGTGCTGGTGTTCCGGTTAGACCTATAAATCTGTCAGCTAGTGGCATAACTTTTCTTAGGGCTCTGAACCTCTGGCTTTTTGGATTCTTGAAGGTTGATAATTCATCAATCACTACCATGTCAAAGTCAAAGTATTTATTGTCTACTAACCAGGTAACATTCTCTTTGCCTATGAGGTAAATGTCAGCTCTTTTCTGCAGTGCCTTCTCTCGCTGCTTTGGAGTGCCCGCTATGATCGAGTAGGTCAAGTCCCTAGTGTGACTCCACTTTTCTATTTCTTCGGGCCACGTGCTTTTTATTACGCGCACAGGGCCTATGATCAGAACTTTTTCTATGTCGATTAGTTTTAGAAGGCTGATGATCGTTAGCGTTGTTACAGTCTTTCCGGCTCCCATAGGGAGAAGAAGGCCGCACTTCTTATGATCCAGTCCGAAGTTGATAGCCTTCTTTTGATAGTCATGAGGTTTAAATTCTGTCAAAGTGTCGCTCCTCCGGTATGATTCCAGACCGCATCAGATTTGTTAATTCGTCCACCTGGGCTTTTGTGCTGATGCAGTATACTTTTATACCTGTTGCCCGTATTTGGGCTACTGTGGCTTTCTGTAGGGCTCTAGGCTTACCGCCTGGCCTTTTTACTTCTACAAAGAAGGCCTTTGAATTATATGTGATCAGTCTATCAGGAACGCCTGCGCTTCCTGGGCTTACAAACTTCCAGGCTTTACCGCCTAGCGCTGATACCTTTTTGATCAGGTAATTTTCTACTTGATTTTCTATCATTTCTGGAAGAACTTCTTTTGAAGTTCGCGGTACCGCTCGGCGCATTCTGGACACAAATCTTTCTTGTCGTTTGTTGTGGTCCATCCGTCTGGAAGTCCTTCCCAAGTTTCGATTGACATCCCATTCTCGATCTTATACTTTTCAATTCCCACGGATGTTTCTTTTCCGCATCGGTCGCACTTGATATACATTCTATTTTCTTTCATGTCTTAGTCCTCCGCTAGTCTTTTAGCTTGTCTTTCCTGTTTTGCTTGAATAAATTCTTGAATCTCAGATCTTTCGATTTGATAATACTCGATAAGCTGATCCATACAAATCAATACATCCGCCATTTCTTCGATTAGATTATTTCTTAGTCCTTTGAAATCAAAAGGCTTTGTTCTTTCTTCTGGATAGCGCACCAGTTTAGATACAGCCTTTTGAAGTTCTGATAGTTCTTCCATAGCGACCAGGCTCTGATTTTGGATTCCGTATCGGTCCATTGTTCCTTGGTTGACTCTTGCGTCTATTTCTACCATAAAACCTCGATATGTTCTGATGTGATTTCTTTCCATTTCTGTGTCTCCTTTTCTAGTTGATTTTTGGCCCTGGAAACGGATACGTGCGGAAACGCCTTTCAAACTCTTTATATATATATACTATATTTTCTCGCGCGCATATACGTACACATGTACTGTATTACCCTATATTATATATATTCATTAAGTTAGTAATATTTCTGTTTCCAGTGTTTCCAATAGCTTAGAAAGCCTTATTTTATGCGGTGATTCCCTGGAAACGCTAAAATTATAGAGCGTTTCCACATCCGTTTCCACCGTTGCCTTGCATTTTTTTACAGCCGTTTCCAGCGTTTCCACGCTTTGAGATTAATGCCCAATCAATTTAGGATTTAAATAAACCCGTTGTTTGCCATAGCAGGCACCTCTTTGTCTTGGTGCTGGTCCTTTATTCCACCCTAAACTTTCCATGATTGCCTTGAGTTCTCTCTGGTCCACGGGTGTAAATTTATTCTTTGCACCATTTAAAACTTCGCACCAAATTTCGAGTAAACTTACGCAGTCTCTGATGTCTTCCCCCTTGTTCTTCGGGTCTTCCAACCACTGAACTCTGGCGTATAAATCCATATCTTTCCACCCCTCTGGTAGCTTTCTGTCTAGATAGTCACGGACCATGTCTTCTCGAACACTGGTAAACGTGTGCTCTTTCTGCATCTGTTCGGCTCCGGTCAAAGCTTCGCCCTGAAGGAATAACTTTTCTCCGTCCTTGAATCTCTGCTTAGCTTCAGCCCAGATCTGGTCTCGTTCTTTTGGTAGATCATCAAACACAATCTTTTTTGCCTTTGATATATCCGTGTTGATCGGCCAGAATCTTCGGTTTCCTGTGTAGTCTCTTAGGAACTCATCGTCGTTTGTGGTTCCAAAGAATACACATTGCCTTGGATTGTCTGTAACTCGTCTTGCATAGGCTTTTCTGTATCGGTCATCCCTCTTGCTTATAAATTGCTTCATGGACTCGATATCGGCTTTTCTGGCTGCAGATAATTCGGACCATTCAATAACCCATGATCCATGCAGTGCTTCGTATCCTTCTTTCCCTGAAATTGTTGTGATTGAATCTGAGAACCAATCTCCGCCCATGATGCTTAGCATGTGGCTCTTTCCTATGCCCTGATGTCCTACAAGCACAGGCATATAGTCCATCTTGCATCCTGGTGTGTAGATTCTGGCCACCGCTGCGGTAAAAGCTTTCCTTGCGACCGCTCTGCTGTACTCCGAATCCTCGCTTCCTAGATAGTCTATAAATAGTGTGTCTAGTCTTGGTATGCCGTCCCATTCTAGTGTGTCTAGATAGTCTCGTACTGGGTGAAAGCTGTTTCTCTCCTGAACGTAGGCTATAGCGTCATCCACTTTTCCTTTGGCGACAATGTTGTATTTCTTTTCCAGATAGTATCTGAAGCTTGCGTCGTCTGTATCGGTCCAGGTCGGGTCGCTTGGGTTGTAGTTCCACCAGGGCAGATTTCCCTTCTTGACAGGTTTCTGTGCGAACAGGTCATTGCCTCCGACTCCGTTTTTAAGTTTTGGATCATTTAAAAGTATGCGGACTATATTGTCTGTAGTTGGCTTGAAGTTTCCCTTCTTGTCCATGTCCATAGCATCCAGCCAGTCCTCGTTTACTTCTTCTTTACTGTCTTCTACTCCTTGCGAACCCCTCGCGGTGTCGTCCTTGAAGTCGTCCCAGTCCTCGTGAATCTGCTCTTTCTTGTCTTCTATAAGCTGCTTCCGGGTGCCTTCGTCGTGTTCCATTAGTTCGAGCATGTGTTCTGTGCTTGCTGGATCGTCTGGCCACTTATGTATCCTTACAAGGTCATAGGCGTTGCATAGCTGCTGCCCTGTCGGGTCTGTGTTGTGGTTGCTGTAGGCATACTTATTGTCGTATATAACTAGGCCTCCGGCTGTTGATCCGTTCGTATAGGTCCAACGGTTCGGGTCCTCTGTCGGCGTGTATTCCTCTGGAATAAATGCCTCAATCGCTTCTTGGATCGTGTAGGCTCTGCAGAAAGCGCCAATCCATCCGGATTTAGATAAAGGGTCCTCCTGGTGTCTGATGTCGCTATGATGCAGTTCTGTCTCTCTGTTGGAGCGAGGCCAGTAGCTGATGTCATGCCAGTCTCTGTACTGTGCCAGGATCTCATCCGGATTCAGGTACGCATTCCTGTCTCCTAATTGTTCACAGATGTATTCTCCGTCCTTACTTGTACTCGGCCAGAACATCATTCGTGCTGGCTGATACGTTGTGTCGTCGAAGTATTCCATTCCGATTGTACTTGCAATCCTTCGAGCGATTGCCTCGTACTCTTCCGGTGATACTCCTCTTTGTAGGGGCAGGATCCATCTGTATTTTGGCTTTTCCGGTGTGTGCTTATGCGTTGAGTAGATCACGCTGCAAAAGTCGCACGTTATTCGGATCAAGTCTAAAAAGTCTTTGTCTGCGAAGTCAGCATCCAATGTGATCATGCTACGTGATAGAACGCTTTGGTTGTTTCGTCTGCCGTCTTTTAGTTCTCCGGCTACGAATCCACCGACGTCCTTGATATTAGACTGCTGGTCCTTCGTCATGTTTTTGTACTCTTCTACCGTTTCTTTCGTTCTGGTTGTGAAGAGCAGTTTTTTTGTGAATTCCTCCCAGTTCATTTCCTGGTTGAAATATTGCTTTTGTTTTCTGTTTTTGCAGGTTGCTATTTGCACATCCTTCGGCCTCCTGTCTATTCCGCTATAGGATACCCTCTAAAAGTGGGGTTCGTTACCAGATAAATATCTAGATGTTCTCTCCTGATTCCTAGAAGCTCGGCAAGTTGTGAAGCCGTCAGTGTTTTCAGCACTGTTTCACAGTCCTTGTCCAGAATGTAGAAGATTCTTTGATTTTTCCTGGGCTTGTAGTGCTTACCCATTCTTACTTCTCCTATAAGCCACCTTTTGAAGCTCGTGCTTGATACTTTGCTGTGTTCCTTGCTGGAGTGTCCCATTGGCCTTGATCTCTTCTAGAAGCTTTGTAATGCGCTCAGCGGGCTTCCTGGCGTCCTCCGTATTGCTTTCCATATATCTGCAGATTGCGGCTAGAGCGTTTGCGATATTGTCTAGCCTGTTGCAGATACGGTCTGCGGCCTGGTTGATCGCTTTTTCTAGCATGTCCGCATTGTCGAAGCTGGCCATGTCTTCCTTCCGTCTTTCTTCGGGCGGTTTGCGTAGATAGCTTAGACGAAGAGCTATAGCGTTTTGACTCCGATTCTTTAATATAGAGCCATATTCTTTATAAATCTTTGAGCTGCTATAGCCCAGGGCGTCTAGCTGCTTTAGAAGGTTGTCCTCCTGCTGTGTCCATTTAATACTCATGTTCTATCCTCCTAGCCTTGGTGCTTGTGCTATATCTAATCCGAACACTTCTTTCAAAATGCTTAGAATGATCAGTGCTGCGGTGATATAGATCAAGGCTATAATTAAATCTTGTTTATCTATCATTTTTTAGTCCTTCTTGTAATAATCGGATATAAATCCGTCTCCTACTAGAACCAAGTCTGGCGCCCAGTCTATTGGTTTGGCCATTACGTCTAGCAGTTGCTTGAATTTTGTTTCTTTTTCTTCCGTCGGTACTTCGCAGATCACTTCATCATGAACATGCATGATTGTCTTAGCTCCGATCTCGTCACAGCCTTTTAGCGTTTCGCATAGGCAGTCCCGAGCGATAGCCTGAACCACGTTCTCCGTAAGCTTTCCACCCCAGGTGTTTGTCCACTCCCACTTTCGTGTTGTCTGGTTCAATCCTAAAAAAGATACCTGGCCATCTTTGATTCGTGGTGTAACGTAACCTAAAATGCGTCTGTTGGGTAAAGATATATAGACGTTACTGCCGCCCTTGAAAACCTTCATATTTCGGTCTAGGGTCGTGACTTTTCCATCTGTAATCGCATCCTCGAAGGCTCTGCCTAGTAAGTACCAGAAGTCTTTGATACGTGGCGAGGCTTGTCTCCATTTCGTCACAATCTCTTGTTGCTGTTCTAGGCTTAGCCCCATCTTACTAGCTCCGAAGGCTTCCAGTGCTGCCGTTCCACCTCCGTATCCGAGGGCAAGTTCGGCAATCTTTCCCTTTTGTCTTAGATGTCCGTTGATTCCGTGCTTTTCTACAGGCACCCCGAACATCTGGCTAGCTGATGCACAGTAGATGTCTCCGCCGTTTTTGAATACTTCCTGGCGCCATGTTGTACGTGTAAGCCATGCAATCACTCGAGCCTCGATTGCACTGTAGTCGGCTACTATAAAGCTGCTGCCTTCGGGTGGTGTGATCACTGTTCTTAGAATCGTAGCGAACACATCATTCATGCTTGGGTATATCAATTCTAAAAGTTCGAAGTTGCCTTCCTTCACGAGGGTTCTTGGTTCGTCTACCTCGTCAAAGCTTGGCCGTGGGAAGTTCTGCGGCTGGATTAATCGTCCGGCCCATCTTCCGGTTCTGCCTCCAAAAAATTGGAAGGTTCCTCGGATGCGGTCGTCTTCTCCGCACGCTCTTTGAAAGGCATCATATTTCTTGACGCTTGTCTTCCCGAGCTCCTGGCGTATCTCTAACGCTTTTCTCGTTTCGGGCTTCAGTGTGCCTTTTAGAAGGTCCTTTACGGCTTCCTTGTTCAGGCTTTCAATTTCGTGTCCTTCCTGGTCAAGGATCCACTTCTTTAGCTGTGCTACGCTTTGCGGATTTTCTAAGCCTGTGACGTATCTTGCTGCATCCAGAAGATCCATGCTGTGCTCTAAACTGTAGGACTGAACGTTCTTTATGATCTGCCTATCCACATGAATTCCTCTGTCGTTTATCCTCTGGTCCCTGTGCCAGTTTTCCCATTCCTGATCAGATACAGGTATCAAGTTATTTAGCTTGTTATAAATGGCTTGTTCGGACTCCACGTCTCTTCGGTTGTATTCTGTAAAAAGATTCCATTTCTCCGGATCATGCTCCGGTAGGTTCTTCCATCTTCCGCCGTTGGCTTTTGTTGGTTTGCAAGGCTTGCAGAAATACTGGATCAATCTTTTACCGGTAGCCAGTTTCACCTTATCTTCTTCAAGTCCTAATGCTGGTCCTAGTTGTCCTAAGCTTGAAGGGTAGCCATTCTCTGCGGCCATGATCATAGTATCTTTCCATTGCTCTGGTGGAAGGAATCCATCCTCTGTTAGTTTCTTTTTTACGGCGGCGCTTAGAATGTTCTTCTTTGCGTACTCCTTGACGTATCTGGTTAAGCATACTCGTTCGAAGTTTGCGTTGTGTGCCACCTTCGTGATGTTTTCGTCTGCTAGTGCTGATACTAAAGAAAAAGGCAGATCTTCTTCCATTAAATTTAAAACTTCTACTGGATCATTGCCCCAGGCGTATCCGAATAGAAGTATTTTGAAATCTAAACTCTCTGCGTATTTATAAACCCCGCAGGCTGCAAGGTCGACGCTGGAGTAGGTCTCCAGGTCGATATGCAGTATGGGCTTTTTACAATAAGGCACTTAGATCGTCGCTTCCGGTTTCCTCATCAAACTCAGAAGCGTCTCCAAAGTCTGCAGTTACACTTGAGTGTCCGCCTAATGGCTCTCCATCCTTTACTTTTAAAACGCTGTTAAGCCCTGCAGCGATTCCTGTTCCGACTTTGTTGAATGCGTAGAAGTTAAAGCTTACAGCTCCATAGCATCCACTATATACATCTTCCCTAATAGCTTCCTTGTCGCTGTATGCGTATGTCACTCCGTTCTTGCGGTATCCAACTGATACAGGATTGATACTCTTTATTGCTAGCATGTATTTGTTCTTGAACTCTGGCGCGCTGTATCTTTCATCCGCGTCGCAGTCAACCAATAAGCCGCGTGTGCTTCCAGGTTCTCTTTTTAGCGGTGTTGCTTTAGCCTTGAAAGAAGCGCCGTAGTCTTCTACTCCGTCTTGAACGGCTTCCTGGTATCCATTAATGATTCGGTTAAGTGTTTCTTTGTCGTCCTTGTCAATTAATACATTCACGCTATATTTGGCGTCCTGGCCCTCTGCAAAGGCGTGGGGTTCTGCTAAATGGCAGTAGATAAATCTTACTAATTTTGTTTTTACTTGTGACATCTTTTTGTTCCTCCTAGTTGTATTCTTTGTCGCATTACGTTTTTAAGCTGTCGCTTTAGATCGTTTCTGTGTGGTCCTGGTTTACTGTTTCGAATCTCGGCTCGGATGCGGACCATTTTCTCTTCGAGCTTGTTGATATCCTCTTTTGAACTCATCTTTTAATCCCCTGGGCTTAAATCTCCACATGTGTTCTGAAGGCGACTGGATTCCTATCAGTCTTTTTATCTTTCTAATCAATGCCATCTTTAAAGTCATTTGTTACAGTTCCAAGCTCTGGGCGCTTGTCGCTCACTGGCACTAATGTAGGCTTTCCCTGCGGCTTCTCGATATATTCACCAACGATTTCTGCGAAGTCTTTCTTTCCGACTAATTTTTCTAACGCCGTGATAGTCTGAAGCTTTGGCTTTGTCATGATCTGGTTGAAGTCGAATCCTGCGTTTTGAAGTGCTTCAGAGGCCTTAGGCTCATTTGTGATTTTTCTTCGGCTTGTTCCTTCTACAACTTTGTATCCTTCGTAGTGTGTTCCCTTTAGCGCCTGATCCAGTGCGAACTCTTGTACCTCTTTGGCCCAGTCAATAAGTCCAGGCAGTTCTGGCAAAAGCTCCGCGATTTGCTGATCTGTTAAAATCATTCCGCACATGCGCTGATATCTTTCATTGATTGCTTTCATCTTGGCAGCGTGTGCTGCGCATTGTGCTTTTGCCTTGCAGAACTTGCACCAGTCTCCTGCTTGCTGTTCTCCGTCTCCGTTCCAGGCTTCTTTTGCAGCTGGTTTAACTACATTCTCCATCCAGTCTGCCAGTTCTTCGGTAGTAAGTTCCCAGGTGCTGATGTGGTCACGTCTAGGCTGTACGATATGAAGCTGAACCTTTTCAAAATCGTACAGGCAGTCGTATAAAGCCATAACTCCTGCGGCGTAAATGGTTAGCTGCGGATTATGTGGAGCGTTTACCTTGACACCCTCTCCGTATTTAAAATCGATAACATGGAGCGTGTGATTACTTACGATCACGGCGTCGGATGTTCCGAGTCCTTCCGGAATCCATGGAGTCAAATCAACTTGTACCTCGATAAAAAGATCCGCGATATCGCTTTTCTTTTTCTCTTTGTTGTATACCTCTAGAACATAGTCTTTATAGAAGTTTGTAGCCTCGTCCATTTCTCCTGTAGCTGCTTTTACTTTTCTTCGTGGATGTCCCTCGATCCAGTTACGAAGTTTCTTTTCGGCTACGCTGTGAGCCTCTGTTCCTTCCGCTGCGTAGACGCTTGGCTTTTCTTCGAATAGCTCCTCCAGTCTTGCGGAAGGGTGGCAGTGAATCCATTTATTGGACCCACTGGCTGATAAAATCGCGTGTTGACTAGGCATGTAGCGCCTCCCAGGCTTCCTGGTATTTCTCTTTAGGAATGTCGCAGATCTTGCTTGCACCCATCTGAGTTAGGAACACTTTTAGTACGGCTACGCCTTTTTCTTTGGCAAATGCAACGCCGGCTTTTTGTAGGTCTTCCAATGTAATCTCTCTTACTTTTTCTGGTTCTGGTGCCTGTGCTTGTGCTGGCGCTGGTGTTGACTTTACTGGCTCCGGTGCATGCTCATCCATTGGCACCCAGTCTTTGGCTCTTGGAATTGTAGGCTCCTCCTGCTGTTTTGGTGCTGCTTGTTTTGGCGCTTCTTCTTCCCATGGGAATGTTTCAGGCTCAGGCAGCTTTTCCTCTAGCCCTGCACGCTTTAGGTCTAGCTCTTTGGCTAGTTCCAACACTTTTTTAGCGTCGTCGATTTCGCTTGTTGCGAATTGCAATGTTAATTGATAATACATTTTCTAGTCCTCCGTTTCTTCCATTTCTGCGCCTTCTAGGCTTTCGCTTAGGTTCACAACCTGCTGTACAAAATCTCTAAGCATAGCCTTTGCAGCGTGTGTCGTGATATTTCTGTATTCCTCTGGATTGACATCCAACGTCTCAAGAAAAGCTTTCATTTCTGATTTGTGTCCCTGAATTCTTGATTCCATTTGCATACGGTCTTCAGTGTCTGGTGTCAGTACGATTTCTACTGAGAAAAGCTTCAATTCTTCCTTTGCTGGTTTTTCCTTTTTGATAGTGATCATGTTTATGCCTCCTCTGTTATTTCACAATTTTCTAGGATATCTTCAATTGTTGCATCCCTATTAACGCCCTTGAAATACCCCTTTTTTCTCATCTCGGTTAAAGAATTTATATTTTTGAACTGGTATTTGGGTGAATAGCCTTGTGAACAGCTTTGTAATAAATCAATCTCAAATTTAGTTAATTTAATTGCCGGGGCTTTACGGGGCTGCTTTAGCCAATCCATTACCTTTTCATGACATCCTCTTGATCGATCTTTGCTAAGTTCGCAGTCAAGGCATTTAGTGTGATCACATCGTTCAGGTCTCCCTTTGACTACCGCTAAATTCCACAGGCCTTTTTCTAGAATTTCTTGTTGGAAATGATCTAGATTAGTTTCCTGATTCTGTTCTGATCCAAACCATCCAAGTTCTTCGCATTGCTTACTTACCGCCCGTAGTTCCTCTTTTGTTAGCCAGCCACCCTCTATAGATACTTTGGCAACTACTAAGTTGAATATAATTTCTTTTTCTATGAAATCCTCGCGTACCTTACGAGTCCACACTATTTCTGTATCGTTCCTTTTACGTGACCAGAAGCCTAAATTTTCAAACATTTCTTCTGCTTTCATCAAATCCACCTCAACTCCCTCATTTGTGTTTGAATAGCATCAAACAATGCAAGATCAATCCTAAGAGGCTCGTTGTTATTAGTTACCGCATCAAACGTACATTCCTTACAGTCAAATCTAATGCTTCTAATTTCTTCATCATCGCTTGAATCATTTACATACAAAATCGAAGTGCCATGTGTAAAACACATATACCCAAGTTCTTTAAACATTTCTTCTGCTTCCATTTTTTCCTCCTTGTATTTTTGAACACGTGCTGTATAATATAAGCGTGTTCTATTGCTAGAGCCTTATTCGTTTTCGAACGAGGTCTTCTAGCCTTTTTTTATAGAACGCTCGTAGGATTCTACGATATTCTTTTGTGTGAGGCCTAGATACTGAACAGCGCGCTTGGTTAGAATTACGTTGCTGTCGATATTTTCTAGACCTTCTTTTTTTATGTCTTCCATGATCTTTTGGAAGATCTTGCTTCCTTTGTTCCTTCCGCAACCTAGAAACTTTGATAGCTCGGATTTGTTCATGTATCCTTTTTCCATCATCTCGTATCTGTAGGCTGCTAGGTTTTCTACTTGCAAAACTCACCACCTCCTTTAATAAAGCATTTGATAGATCATGATCCAAACCGCTACGCTAAGCGTAATGATCAGGATTATGAGCGCCATGTTTAGGGCTGTTACCAGTCCAGATCTGAATTTCTGTTTTCTGATTCTTTTTTGTTCTGCGTATAAGGCTTCCAGCCTTAGTCTTTCTCCGTGAAGGTTGATACCCTCCGCAAAGTCTGGAAGCTCTGCGCCTGTTGCTTTGTGTTCCATTTCTCTTTCTTCCTTTCGTGTTACAATCTCCTATGAAAGGAGGTTAATCGTTTGAAGTTAAATCAGGATTTAGTTCGGTTGCTTCTATCTGCAGTGGAAGCAAGTCCTGAACCCGTGAATCTTGCTAGTCTGGATTTTGAAGGATTTACCAGGCTAGAGATTGACTCTCATTGTGAGGAGCTGTTTGATCGTGGTTTTATCAAAGGCGAAGTCAATAAGTACATTGGCAGTACTGATTACATCGCCTTTTGTCTGACTCCTGAGGGTTCTGCGTTTCTGGAGTCCCTTACCACTAAGAAGCTCAGGTTCCTTAAAAAGCTTATAAATCCTATTTTGCATTTTGTTCGTGATGTACTCGTGCAGCACTTTGCGAATAAATTCTAAAGATTACGGAAGAAGGGCTTAGTCCCTTTTTTCTTTTCTTTCTTGCATCCAGGGTTTGAAATATTCCTTGTTGTAGGCTTTTTCAATTTCTTCTTGATCTCTTTCAATGCTTGCCTTGTATAAGACTGGTTCTGCGTTTGCTAGTCTGAATTTAAAGTCTATATGCATTTCTAAATATCCAGCTTTTGCCTCCGCCTCAAGCTTTGTGATCGGGTAATCGCTGAGGTCTAAGTCGTTGATCTTGATTTCTTTTCCGCCATTCTGAATTTCAAAAGATTCAAGCTTTTTCATTTGTTCACCCTCTTTTCTTTTAGTCCTTTGATAGTCCCTCTAACGGCTCCTATCGCAAGACCGAAAATGATAGGTACTAGGATCATTATTCCCAGGATACTTAGCAATCCAAAAAATATATTTTCCAACATCTACTTCACCTCCTCCTTTTTCTCTGGTTCCTCGGCTGCCGGTGCTGGCTGAGCGTCTTTAGCTCCGGCAATGTAGCCTTGAATAAATGATTTCTGCTTTTCGTTAAGACTTCTCGTAGCCTCTAAAACTTCGTTAAAGTTTTTTTCAGTCTCCTTATATTGAAATTGTTTCAAAACTTTTTCTCCTTTCTTGGTTTCGTTTCAAAACCTTACGCCACTATTATAGTTCTGATTAAAAACTTTTGTCAATGATTTTTTTATAAAATAGTTTTGTATCTTTACTTTTTTGAAGGATAGTGTTAATCTTTAGGTGTAAAAAAAAGGAGGTAAATATGAGCACTATAGGTGAACGAATCAAGGAAGTAAGAAAAACTTTAGGTCTTTCCGGTTCAGCCTTCGGTGAAAAACTGGGACTGTCTAAGGGTGCGCTTAGCAATATTGAAAGAAATGTGAACGGTGCGTCCGATCGTACTATTAGGCTGATATGCTCAGAATATTGCGTAGACTATTTTTGGTTAACTGAAGGAAAGGGTGAAATGTTTATAGATGATACAGAGGCCCTGATTGAAGCTCTGGCTGCTGAAAAAAATTGCACGCCTGAAGAAACTGATATGTTGAAAAAGCTTTTTTCTCTTCCTGAAGATCAATTTAATATTGTTCTAGGGATGATTAAAAATATGAAAGACGAGTAATCCTGTTTAGATTGGTTACTCGTCTTTTATAAAAGAAAAACGCAGAACCTGTTTCCAAGTCCTGCATTCTTCCGTGTGTGTTCTATTGCTGTGTTCCGTGTCTGATCCAGATTCTTTGTAGGATTTTATAGGCCTGTTCAAGGCCCTCCTGGTCCATGGTCTGGAGCATGAATTCGATTTTCTTTTTGAGTTCCTCTATCCCATCCGCTTTCCCTTCTTTCTTAAAAGCTCTTTCCCTAATTTCTTACAGTTTACAGCTATGAACGCATTTTGTCAAACTTTTACGGTTATTATTTTGTATTTTTTATTATTTACTTTTTAAACCTAAAAGATTAATATAAACCTAGGAGGTGTAATTAACTATGAATAAATTGAATGAAGTCTTATCTTCCAAGCTCCCTGAGCTGATGAAAGAGTCTGGTGTCAGCCGTAGAGATTTGGCCGAGTATTGTGGTGTTTCTTATAACACCGTACGGTGCTGGGAGGTTGGAACTAAAGCGCCAAGGCCAGATATGGTTGTAAAAATTGCAGAGCGCTTCAACCTGAAACCTCTTGATCTGATGAGCGCAGCCTTTGAAGATTCCGCAGTAAAGCCTGTCCGCTTTCTGTCCCTGGTCGACGAGGACGGGTCTGTATCTAAGTCGAATAGCTCGTCAGTCTTCACTTCTACGGCTACAGATGTTACGGCGGATTATATTTATGTTATGCCTGATGAAACTATGTATAAGGCGGATATTATCAAGGGCGACGTCTGCCTGATCCGAGCCACAGGTGCTATTCGTGCTGGTGTGCCTATGCTAGTAAAATATCAAGGTAAAGCTATGCTGCGCTTTATTATTACGCATAACGAAACGAACCAGATTGCTTTACGTACTGCCAGTCCGTATGCGATTGGGACTCTTTTCTCGACGGCCGACTTTCATGATCAGGTTCAAGTGTTGGGTGTTTTAGTCGCTTTTCGTAGAAATTACAAAAGAAGGTAATCCGTTATGGCTCAGCAAAAGGACACAAAAAGGGGAACCTGGATGTTCTATGGTTCCTGTAAGGATATTACCGGAAAGACTCAGCGATATTGTCGTCGAGGTTTCAAAACAAAAAAGGAAGCAAAAGAGGCCGAGTTTGCCTTCCGTCTGGAAATGACTACCGCTCGGCCTTCTATAACCTTAAATGAAATGTTTCAGTTATACTGCAAAAACGCAGAGAATATGTCCGTAAAGGGATCCACTCTCTATACGCACGAACATACTTATAGAAATCACATCCAGGATGATCTGGGAAGCCTCAAGCTTACGGCGCTTACGACTCCCGTTCTTGATCAGTATAGAAACCGTCTGCTTCAAAAGAAAAAACCAAACGGTCAGCCTTATGCTGCCCCCACTTTAAATGGCATCTTAGATACACTATCCGTTATTCTTTCCTATTCCGTGAGACTTGGATATCTTGAAGTCAACCCGTGCAGATCTTTGCCTATCGTGAAAGACAAGCGAAATTTAAAGGACCAGAGTCTGTTATTCTGGGAGCAGGAAACCTTTACTTATTTTATATCGTGCGTAGATGACCAGTACTGGCGTGATGTCTTTATGTTTATGTTTGGCACTGGTGTCCGTAAATCTGAAATGTTTGCCCTCCAATGGTCGGATGTTGATCTAGGCAGAGGCCGGGTGCATATTTCGAAAACGCTAACAATAAAAACGGAATCAGCTCCGTGGGAGATTACTCCGCCTAAATCTAAAAACTCAAACAGATATATTGATTTACAGGATACCCTTCTAGATTGTTTAAGGCGTCGCTATAGCGAGCAACAAAAGAAGGACGGGTTCTCGTCCTCCTGGTTTGTGTTTGGCCATATAAAGCCACTTCTGGCGCCTAGACTGGCCGTTGCTTTGAAGAGATATATCCAGGTTGCGGGTGTTCCACCTATCTCTCCTCACGGCTTTAGGCACTCTCATGCGACTCTGCTGATTCGTGCCGGTGTAGATGATCAGCTGATCGCAGAAAGGCTGGGCCATTCTGTTAGTGAATTAAGAAAAACTTACGCCCATATATACTCCGAATCTAGGCGTGAAATGCTGGATAAACTGAACAAAATTTTATAAAAAATACATCAAAAATACATCACGAAGTAGCTAGGTGCTTTATATATAGGTATTTTAGCTACTTTTTCTCTATGTTAAACATAGAGATGTTTTATGTGTTTGTACTCGACCGAAAATCGAAAATCGGTCGATGAAAACGATTTTTTAAGCTTTTGTCGTGTTTTCGTTTTGAATATTCTTAATAATATCCGTTAAATCCGCTTCATTGATAGCACCATCATAGAAATCATTCAACGTTTCAATCAGACCCTTATCATCTGGTAAAACCGTTTCAAACACTTCTTTCATGTGTGCAGCCTCCTGATTTGAACCTGCATACTTAACAGTCGCATGAATCATAGATGTATAGATAACATTCACCAACATTAAGTGATACTTATTGTTGTAGCCATCATTACGATTGTCAATGACTGTGTGTGGACTAATTA